CGGAACGAGACGCGTATCGACTCCGTGCTCTATTGCAACCTGATTCGCGCACGCATCCCGCAGCCTCACGTGCTGATCGACTACTGCATGCACGTCGCAAAAGTGGATCAACGCGAGGCGTGGGATCGTGCGCTCGACCCCGACCTTGTCGAGCGGCACCACGGCATCGAGACCGCCATTGGTGTGGCTCGAGACATCATCGATAACGGGGCGTACCACGACGCGCACTGCTGGGTGTTCACGCCCAAGTCTTTCGCGCGGCTCTTCCGTGAGATGGCTGAACTGGATCTGATCGACTTCGCCTGCGCCGGATTCCATGACACAGAGCGGTACGACATGGAGTTTTTCGTGGCGATGCGGGTGTCCGACGACAAAGAGCAGACAGTGCAAAGCTGGCGCGCGATGGAAGCGAGCGCCAGCGACCACGTACCGGGCGCCGCGCGTCTATCCGTGGCTGAGCGGAAAGGCTGACCCTGCGAAAGAAACGACGCTATACATGCTATTCGGATCCTCCCGCCACGCCCCCTGATAGCCGATAGAGAGCAAGCACGCCTCTGAGCACCAGTACTTGTCCTTCGCGTCGATCGTCGCCGGCCGCAGCACGAAACCGAACAGGCCGATGTAGTCGTAGGCCTTCCCAACGCGCGCCTCAAACCACGCGCGCGCCGCGGCGACGTCGCCGGGCCCGTCGACAATGTCCCAATCGCTCGCCGGCAACGACTGTCCGGTGGCGATCCGCACGCCCGTACCGGGCACCGACGACGCGATGGTGTACGTGCCGCCTGCCTCTTCCTCGAGGATCGCCTCGACGTGCGAGTAGGTGCCGCGCATCCACCACGCGATGAACTTATCGAGCAGCGTGGCGTTGCCCTTGTAGAAGGCGAACTTCATGCCCATACGACCGCATTGACGTCGGCGATTGTCGTGCACGCGGCGATCTTGGCCGTTAGCGTCGCGCACTTGGCCTGCAGCGCGAGAACCTGCGCCTTCAGATCGCGGCCGACCTGGATGATTTGCGCTGCAGTGTGCTCGGTCCACGCCCAATTTCCCGCTGCATCCTCACACCAGAACTCGGTCGTCCACAACTGCCACTGCGCATCGCCGTCGTTGACGAGGGTGTCGATAGCAGTAGGCCACGCCGGCGCTGCCTGGCCCGTTGTGCCGCCGACGACGCACAGATACGGCACACCTGCAGCGACACGGATGGCCCCAGCCGCTACTGAGGATGACGCGGCCCACTCAGCGTCCGCCCGCGCGATCAGCGCATCCGTGACGGAGGCGTTCAGGTTCTGCTGATCCGTCGCCTTCGTCGGGTATGTATGCGCGGTACCGAGCGCCGACGATGAGATGCCTGCCGTGATCGCGGCAGCACATGAATTCGAAATCACTAGCGCCTGCGTGGCCTGCGCCGCTGCAAGCAGCTGTGCATCCGTCGGCGGTGGCGTAACCGCGGGTGCGACGAGCGAGCCATTCACAACCTTGTATCGCTGATCCGATGCGCAAGCCTTCCATTGGTCGTCCGTTAGAGCGATGGTTACCGCCCCGCTAGGCGCGGGGCTAATGGCATCGTCATAAAATGCAACGATGCTGCCGGATCCGTCATACGCTACGCGTTTTTGGCCCATTTCTCAAAATCCAAAGGCAATGTAATAGATAGCGCCGCCGCTCAGACCAGCGCCGGTCGATGTGGTAAAGCAATTCACCTGGATAATGGATTTGGTGGTGTTGCTCGAAACCGTCGCCACCACACCCAAGCCGTTCCCCGCCTCGATGTAATTGGCGACAGCGACAAGCAATGCGGTAGGAAACGCGATCGGGAAAGCCGATTGGACCAATCCGCCGGCGCCAGATGTGATATTCGACCACTGGATAATCAGCCCGCCTAACCACGTAGGGAACGCGATATAGCCGCTCGAGCCCAAGCTGATAGCAAAACCCGCCCGCAGCTTCTTGGGCGTCACAATCGTGGCGTCGTCCGTGCCAGCGTTTGTGACCGCCTGTGTTGCCACCTTGGCAGTACCCTGCACGGTTTCGGTCGCTTGCTCAGCCTTGAACCAACCGGTGGTCGTCAACTTGTTCGAGTTGTCGCCGGCCGCCGGCGGAGCACCGTGCGCGATGTTGCCCGACGAATCGGGTGTCAGCCACGCACCAAGCGCGGCTAAAAATCCATTGCGTGCGCCCATCTATCAGACTCCAATGAAATCAGGTGCCGTCGGCAGCGCGACGTGCGGGAAACCATCGGCGGACGGCAGATCCCGCAGCGCGGCGCGATACTCGCCAAGCGCCTGAACCTGATCGACCGTCAGCGTGGCCTTCTTGGAAAACACCGACTCGTCCATGTGCCGCTGAACGAGCCAGTCGGTCGCGCCGAGCGCCGCGTCGCGTTGTGCGCGCAACGAAGCCGCGAGTTCGTCGTCGGACGGCGCTGGCGGATCAACGAGAAGCGGTAAGCCCTTCTCGCAGAGCTTCATGCGCTTGCCGGCGCTCTGCCCTTCGAGCAGCGCAGCGTGGTGCGCGTCGTCAATTGCTACGGCATCCGATGGAATCGAATCGCCGTGCCACTCGTCGTCGTAGAAGCCGATCACAAAGCGGTCGGCGTCGAGGTGTGCGTATTTTTGAGCCATGATTTCTCTTTTCAGTATCAGCGTCCAATAGCCCACACATACGCGGTCCGACTGCTGGAGTCTGTATTGCCAGTATTCAAAGTCAGCCCCGTAACGCTTGCCGCGTTCCAGCCAACTTCAGCGGATGCAGCGCCAGCGACTGAGACTTGCGCGGAAATCAGCGCATTGGGGAAGGCGAGAGGGAACGTCACTCCGACTGTCCCTGCGCTACCAGGAACCGTGAACGGGCCGCACCATTGGATAATCAGCCCGCTCGGGAGCTTCTGATAGCCGTTGCCAGCGAGGGATGCGCCGAATAACCCAACGAAGCCGAGCGTATTGCTTCCGCTCAGCCACCAATACTGAGTTCCGTCGCTCACGGCCACAACGTCGCCGCCATTAAGCGCCAGCGAAGTGATAATGTTCGAGACACCCGATACCGCCGATGCGCCAGCAACCATCGAGCCGCCGCCCGCAACGCTCAGGGTTGCGGTAGAGGATGGACTGATCTTTACCGCCGAGCCAGCAGGAACAGAGGTAGCAGACGGGAGAGAAACAGCCGCCCCCGCCGTAGTGACGCCGAACGCCTTGCCCATATCGGCAGCGGCAATCGTCAGCGGCGCGGCTGAACTTGATACGAACGTCTGGAAGTTGCCTAGAGCGCGCTGCACTGCCGCCATCGTCGCCAGCTTCGTGCTGCTATCGAACTGTGCTGGCGTGACTCCGGTATCGCCTCCCGCCAGCATGACCGGGCCAGCGAACGTGCCGCCTGCGAGCGTCATCGCATTCGCAACCGTGAACGAAGCGAAGGCGATGATTTCCACGTCGTCGCCAGCGAAGCAGCCGGCGCCCCCGTTGTAGCCAGTGAGCGTTACGGTCGCGCTATCGGGGGCCGTGATATCCGACGGAGCCTGTACGGCACCGTTGACGAGCACCAGCACGTTTCCGACCGTATAGACACCGTTGAACACCTTCTGCCCGGCGGTCGCGGTGAAGGAGTAGCGCGTGAACGAACTGGACGAGGCCGCACCCGCGAGCACGATGTTCGTGGCATCGCTGTACGCGACCACGGACTGATTCTGCGGAACGATTGCCGTCGCGCCACCGGAGCCCGCGACGCCGATTCTCAGCGTGTACGAGCCGGTCGTATTGTTCGCGAAAATGTACTGCCCGGTGCCAGCGGGCACGGTGACCGTGATCGCGCCAGTAAGCGCGCCGGTAAGCAGGATGATGCCTACACCCGCCTGCGCAGCCGTGAGAGCGACGTTCGCATTCCCCGCGACGTTCACCGTGGTCGCGCCATTCTTCGCGGTCTGGACGAACGCCGTTGTTGCCACTTGCGTCGTGCTAGTGCCGGCGGTGGCGGTCGGCGCCGTCGGCGTGCCAGTCATCGCCGGGCTGATAAAGTCCGTCACCTGCTGGTAAACGTTCGTCCCGTCACACCACAGGTTCTGCGACCGACCCTGCGTGACGACGACGCCGGTACCGGATGCTGTCTTTACGGTGAGCGTGTAGGCACCCGACGTGCCATTCACGACGGTCCACTTCCCGGCCGCCGGCACAATCACGGCGATATTCGCAGTGAGCGCGCCCGTCAGATTCAGGACGCCATTACCGGCCTCTACAGCCGATAGTGTGACGTTGGCACCGCCAGCGACGCTCTTCGTCAAAGTGCCGTTGACCGTGCCCTGCACGAATGCCGTAGTCGCGATCCTGGTGGAGCTGTCACCGAGGGCGGGCGTGGGCGCCAGCGGCGTGCCGGTTAGATGCGCAGAGTCGAGCGGCGCGACCGTCGAAGGAATAACCGTGCCGTTCAGCAGCTGGTTCAACTCCTGGTACAGCCACGCGGTGCGATTCGCCAACTGGAGAATCGGCTCGTTCGAGAGCCCACCGACGCCGCCTTGTACGGGGTCGTTGATCTCGAGTTGATAAATGCCGGTTTCGTAGGTAGCGGTTTCTGGTTGAAATGCCATTTTCGCGCCCTTAGAACGAGATCACCCAGGTACCACTGAGCGTGATATCTGTGTCTTTGTTGAGGGCCGTCGAACGGATCTTTCGGGCATAGAGAACGCCACCCGCAGTCAGCAGGCCGAACTCCAGAATCGCGATGCCGTTCGCCTCGGTCGTGCCGAGCGCGAAAGGAAAGCTCACCTGGTTGGCCGCCGGATAGGTGGGAGTGCCGACGTTGTTCACGTACGCGCCAGTGAGCGCAGAGTTGCCGAACGCCGCCGCAGTGCCGTTCGTGCCGAAGCCGATCTGCGTAACGCTGCGGTTGGTGACGTCGCCGCCGAGCAGGCGCGCGTGGGTCACCTGCGAGCCGACGACGATCAGGTTGTTATCTTCGACCTGCTCGATGAGCCGGCCTTTATGGAACACGCTGTACGACAGCACGCCGTGAGGCTGACGGTCGAGGTCGTCCCGTAGATGAAGTTGCACGCGAACCTCCGAATTGATGAGGTTCAGTTTCGCGTCACGACTTGCTACAGCGACTCCGTCACAACCTGCCCGCCCATGTGCTTGATCACGCCGTTGTAGCTGCGCACGCCGTTGTGCTTGTAGTTGTACGAGATGGTGATCGACTCCGCGTCCGAGGGCGGCGTCAGGGTGTCCGAGAAGGCTCCCATCTGAAGCGCCATCGTTGACATTGCCTCCGTCGGAGGCGTCAGCGAGTCGGACAGCGCCATACCGACTGACAAGGCGAGATTGCCGCCGTCGGTGGGTGGCGTCAGCGTATCGGTTAGGACTGATCCCGTGAGCGCGATAGAGCGCATGTGCGTGCCTGCCGCGCGCAGCGTATTGACGAGCGAAATAACCGTCGTCTGGAACGACGTGAGATCGCCGCCTGTGATCAGGTCATAGGCATACGTCACATCGAAAAGGCCATACACATTCGTGTTGACTGCATTGTGCTCGATCGATCCGTCGTGCAGGTGGTCGCCGTTGTAGACATTCCCCGTCACGCCGCGCAGCACGACGTCGGTCACCGTCGCCGCCTGCCCCGTCCACGTCTCGATCGCCTGTTCGATCGCAACGTTGTTGCTCGCCGGCCGGATCACCGTGGCAATGATTCGCGGCCCGTACGAGGCGTCGCTTTCGTTCGTGAGCCGCGGCACAGCATAGTAGGTGCCGAGCAGATCGAGCCAGATGGTGTCCGCGGTCGTCGTCTGCATTTCTGAAGCGAGACTCTGGATCGACGCCTCGGCGGCTTTCAGTTCGGCCGCGTTCGCCTCCATGTACGCCCACAGGACATTCGAGTAGCCGTACAGATCGCCACCGCCGGATGCCGAGATGTCACCGGTCGCGTCCAGCAGCACCAGCGCCGAGAGCGCCTTATTTTCAGCGCTCAGGTATGTCGTCGTATAGCCCGGCTGCGCCGCGATGAAGCTCACCAGCGCATCGAGCGTGTATGCCGACAGGTCGATGGAGAGATCAACGCCACGGCCGCCAGAGACGGTCGTGGTTAGCACCCCATCAGCAACCGTCCACGTCATCCCGTCGCCGGCATAATCAATCGAGAGCGCGCGGAATTCGAGCGGGTCTTTATTGAAAACCCGGTTCAGGTAGCCGAGCAGCGTCTTGGTAAGT